ATAGCTTGGAGACGGATTTTGCCGTATAATCGCTGGGTATAATCTGATTTATCCAATATCCCCTGGAGCGTGACAATACCCGCGGATTGACGCAACATAGATAATATTCCTGCCTTATCATCTGTCGCACTTCCGAGTAATTCCTCGTTGACTCCGCTAATCTTTGTAATGTCTTCAGAAAGGCTCCTTGATAGTTCTATCACACTTGGCGGTATGCCTTGCGGATCTAATCTTTGCACTTCGCTAGGTAAATGTCCAGCTTTAAGAGGTATCAAGCAACCGTTTTGTGTTTGACGGAATGCTTTAGGATCAACCACAACGTCAACGGGGTATATCCAAGCGTTTTGTACTTGTGATTGCAATAGATCAAGCTCAATTACCTTACGCATATTGTAAAGGTATTGAGCATCTCTAAGATTCCTGACAACACCAAAGCATCTCCACGCCATGCTTTGAATGTCACTATCGTAATAACAGTGATGGGGTACAAAAGGATAAGGATCAATATTTAGAAGGTTAGCGCCGTGATAGAGGATGTGATCGCCGATTTGAATGATAAGCTTGACAGTGGGGACCTGCACTTTCTTAGTGATGAGCCAGGGTTGCTGCCTGAGCACCTGCTCCATCATGTCATCTTGTTCTTCCTCGTTTTCTTCCCACTCAACGCTCTCACCCGACTTAGGATCGAGTACAATTGTAGCCTCCCGCGTAGAGCGGTAATGCACCTCATCCATGGCGAAAAGCTGATTCGTGGAAACGTTAAGAAGTTCAGCTTGCAGAGGAAAGCGCCCATCTTTAATGCCTCCGGCACGCATCTTGTCGATCTCTTTAGCACGCCCAGGCAATAGTGATTTAGCGGCCAGCTTATTAACCCAACGCCTACGCCAGATGAACCCGCAATCGCTTAAGTCCATTTTCCTATAGTAGGGATCAATCAAATAATTATTATATGATACAGAATCAGTGAAAAGGTCCCCTGATATGGGGTCGAGGGTATAATCTGGATAAAGATGCAATAGATTGGAACCGACATCAAGGCAATTCTCGAAGCTTTGCGAAAAGTATTCTTGGAAACCATCCCGATCTTCGCTCCATTTTAGCACTTTGTTATAGTCGTCTGCTAATTGATCGGTGTCGTTATTGGGTATTGTGATGGTAGATTTACGGTTCTTGCGTTGATAACCGCCGATCATCTTGATGTGTCGCATGATCAAGTTAAAGAAAAACCGGCGTGCTTTATGGTAGTTATTATCACCGTATATCATCGAGTATAGGGATTGGTCGCCGACTTTGAAACGCTTGTCAATTGCCCCCTGAACCCAATATGAACTGTTCTGTGGGTAGCTAGAAAGGTAGAAGTGGTCTTTCATGGCCTTAAGATTGACAGATCCAGAATCGGAGGGATCAACATACCCTAACGAAAATTTTCCGCTCTCATATGAGCCCATGCATTACCTATATTTTATTAAATATTAGCTATAGCACAGTCAAACTAAAGTTTGCCATATTTTTTACGCTGGTTTTTGCTGTACAGTCCCCATACGGGCGCAATGTTTCTTACTTCGGTTTTTTCTTTCTGCGCGATGTTCTTAATCTTGGTGCAATCGAGACATATTGTGTGTGACATTTTAGGGAATAAGGTGAGGTGCTTAATTTGGTTACAGATTTTGCAGCGTTTCATGAAGTCTTCTAATCGATACGTGGTATCAATAGTAGCCTCCTTGTTGAAGTCCATAAAGGCTGCTGTTATCACCATAGATCTGCCGCTTGATCTGCTCTATGGAAAGGTTATCATCAGGATGGGAAAGCTCACCAGAAGGGAATGCAGAGGCTATACTATATCTGAGCGCATCCAAAATATGATCGTTTACCTTCAAAGGCTTATCTTCGCCTCTATCCGCCGCCTTTGGATCCCATTGGTACGATTGTAGGTGCTCCAATAAAGTCCTGCACCCTCTGTGTATCGCGATATTCTTTTGCCCAATGAATTTTGAGGTGTGCTTTATCCCCAATAAAACGTCGTTATTGGCGTCGATAACTGGTAGATTACGCCGTCGCAATTCAAGCTTGAAGCTTGCGGCGGCTGGGTCCACATAGATCGCCCTAATCTCACGAGAACCGATAAAAGCGACAATATCATCCGCAAGTTCCGCATCAGTCTTCGAGCGACCCCGCTTTGCCGAATCATAATAATACTCCTCTGACACTCTTATTTGAGGCCATATATTGCTTATCTTGCATATGACCGCTGCTGTTGCATTGCTAGTCCCATAATCTATCCCACATATGCTGTAAATGCTATTGCTAGGTTCTGTGTCGTAAATATTGTCTTGGTCAAAATTATCGTAGACTAACCCATGCGCAGCAGACCACAATCCGAGGATGTAGCGTTGGTACCACATTCCCGTATATTCACGCTTAAGCGATTCTTTGTATTCATTATCTAAGCTTGGATTGTCATCCAGATGGAAGTTCCACGTTGCCACATTGAGTTCTTTAGCACGGTCGATATATTCTTTCTTGAGCCAATGAGCGGGTCCCTCTGGGTTACACGTTGCCAATAATTGCGCTCCTGGTATAGAAAGCCGTGATAAAAGCATTCTCCAAAAAGGTGAAGGAATGCATGTAGCTTCATCCACATAGGCGCAAGCAAGCGTAGCGCCTTGAATCCTTCTGACCGCACCCTCATCGTGCGCGCCCACGAAATATATATTGCGTCCGTATAGTTTAGTTTCCGTTGTCTTAGTAGAAGGCGGACTGAATCCTAGAAACTTGTATAATTCAAGCAATACGTTACGCTGAATAGTGTCACGATTAACTCCTATTATCATCACGTTGCCCTGGGGGCCATTCTTAATTAGATCTATGAGCTTGAGTATGCTGGAATAGGTTTTACCAGATCGAACAGCCCCTACCCAGATGTTTAGGCGTTTGGTGGCTTCTTGGAAGGATATGATTTGCTTATTGCTTAACGGCATCTGGTATTACCACAACTGCATGTAGAGCGTTTAGGAGTGCTGTTATCTGGAGATCATTTAACGGTGTGGAGTTCTTTTCGAGGGCTTGCGGTTCGCGTTGATCTAATCTTTGCTTACCTAACCATATCAACATAGTATTATCAAGTAGTTCTACGGCCTTTTTGAACTGAGCTAATCGAATGCTGTTTTCGCCTGATTTTCTTTTTAGCGCGCAATACTCAGTAAAACTCATATGCTTTTCTTTTTCTACTCTTTCGTAGAAAGTCACCGGATGCATGTCAAATTCGTGCGCAATCTCTGTGCCTGGGCATCCAGCACATAGCATTAAATCCGCTTTTACCCAATCAACAGGTTTCGTGGGTCTATGAGCTGGTTTTTGTTCTTTGCGCCATTTTGGCCGCATTATTTACCCGCCTTTTTTTTAAGCGCCGTTGCCAATTTCGCCCTTCCCTTAGCAAATTGCTCATCGAGATGAGCCTCCATCTTATTATCCTTCTTATTCGCTCCTGAGGAGTGCTTGACCCTATTGCTGGCACCAATTCCTTCCTTGTGCGCAAGGGTGCTAAAAGTTTTCTCACGTTTTGCAGCTTTGAGGTCATCTTTTTTGCTCATATCGGGAAATAAGTCCAGTTGTATGGCCATAGCAGCCTAATGTTGATTGCGTCCATCATACGCTTTCTTTAACTTAAGTCAATTAAAATAATGTTTGGACTTGCCGAATATTACTAAACCTTGCTATAGTAATACACATAGCAAGTCTCCCCGATGGTTTAGGCCTGACGGTTGAGCGGCTGAGATAAGGGATCTAACACAATGCAAAATTTAAGGTAAATTTATGTACGAAAGCAACGCAACAAGTGGAATCACAAAATCATACAGCAATAGCACAATAGCCAAAGCGCTGTTAAATCAAATATCTGAACACAAAGATACACTTGAATTTCAAATTCGTGTTGGAAAATCACAGGAAGAAATAGAAAAAACTAGGAAGTGGATAGCTAGATTTGAAAACGAATTAGCAAAGGTGGCATAAAATGAACTTTGACCACATAAGATCCCTAGACAAAGACCTGCGGCGCTACGAAGCGGAAATCGATAGTATCGACACCGAAATCTTTTGGGCGACAAAAGCGCACGAAATGAAGATGCGTAACCTGAAAAAGCAGAAAGAAGAGCTTGAGGGTCACATCTTATCAACTGAAGAGGCTAGACAGCTAGAAATAACAGCAGGGGTACGATGAGCAAAGACAAAGAATACGTCCCAAAGAAGCGCTATACCTTTGGCTTGGATGATGCGTTGATGGAGCTCTTTAAGGAGCACTGCGACATCAATGGGCATCACCAAGGCAAACGCATCGAAATGATGGTTAGGGAATACTTAAAGAAGGAAACGGCATGGCTAAAATAGAAATGATAAAGCTTTGGTTTATGATAAAGTACGGTGAAATCACGCTATATTTCCTTCGGCGAAAACACGAAAGATTGTGTGCAGAAAACGAAAAGCTTACGAAGCTTTTAAAGGAGAAGGATGCATGGCTAAAACAAGATTAGAAGAATACGAAATTTGCAAAATACGCGGTCATGTTTCTGGTAACACAGGAATAAGCAATAGCTCTGGCGACTGGTCAATCTGCAAGTATTGTGGAATCATGTTTAGATATGAAGTGACTAAAAGCATTATCGAAATACCCTTTCCCGAGGTAAGAAATGGCTAAAATAGATCAATTCGACCTTTTCCTACCTATACCAGACGAGCTAGACTTTGTCAAAGCCGACCTTAAAGAAGCCGTTGAGTTAATCCATCGCGTTAGGAAAGGGCAATTTGCTAAGCTAGGGGATCTAACAAAGATGTATTTGGAAGTGGTGGAAAGGCTTGATACACTTGAACGCAACATATGCAAAGGCAAACTATGAAGAACGAACCCTGGAATGGCAAACATTGGCTGCAAATTGAAAAAGAGATCAAAAGTCCATCACTCCAATATTTTTTAGACAATACAACTTGGGGAAAAGGATACGCAGAGGGCATGAAAATTGCTTTAGGAACACTCAAAGAATCTTTGTTACATGACTACGAAGAATTGGAGAAATTAGATAATGAATAACGTAATGCCCTGCCCATTCTGCGGCAGCGAACTTATCAGCGTCGCCGTTAAAAGACGAGAAGATTATGACGTCTATTGGGCGGAATGCGCAGATTGCGATGCCAGAGGACCTAAGTGTAATGTGTCGCATCAAGCCAAGCCTGCATGGAATAGGCGCCTGCATAATGCAACGTATGTTTCGGGTGAAAAGATGCTGGGCGATGGGGCTAGCAAAGTTAAACGCACCGGCGTAATCGTATATAACACAGGAGAAAAGTAATGAATATATTCCCAATAATTATAATGAAATTAATTCTTTTAGTGGTGATTTTCTTTTGGGTTAGTATGTTGTTTTTTGAGTCAAATAAAAGATTAGACTCAATTGAAAGAGAAATATCTATAATAAAAAATATACTGATGGAAGATTTTAATTCGAATTCATAAAACTAAAGGAAAAAGATGAACTGGCTCAAAAAAATGATCATAGATAGTGTGGTAACTGCATTAACTAAAAGCCGCTTTGATGTAACCTGCGACAGAGATCCCACTAACAACGATGATTTTGATGTGAGTTGCACTTGGACCAACAGAAACACCGGTAAGAAATGGAGATCTATTTGCCGCAAAACAATATGGGTTGAGGACGTAATTGATACAAAAACCGAAAACGATATGATGGAGGCCTCCAAAAGAAAGCTTCCGCCTGGCTACTTCAAGATTCCCAACTAGCCTTTAGGCTTCTTCCACCACTCCAAAAAGCTGTAATAGACCCAACATATGGCGAACTGAAGTAACCATAGCACAAGGGCTATTACGGCCATTGTGGCCATGCTAACCAAGACTAGATCGCAGCTCATCTTTATCACTCCATAAGGAACGCATAAATTCAGGATCGAAAACAGCAATCATTAGATCGTCAAAATCCCTAATCGATAAATTTAGTATGTTAGCGTTTAAGACACGCCTATCTGCACACCTATCACTATGACCTTTAAAGTCAACCTGCGCATATTCCCATTCTCGCATTTGATCCGGTGACATTGTGGCACAGGCCTTGCAATACCCAGGAAAAAGCCTTTCTGTCTCTCTAGTTTCGTTCATCCAAAAGCGTCGCCCCCGATCTCTAAAAAGCATCCACCTATCAAACTTAATTGGGCATTCTGTAGAGTCTATTTGCTCAATGGTTGTTATCTTAGACATCGCCCCTCTTGCATTTACACGACATTAGCGCGTTATCCAACTCATCGCAATACTCCTGCACCGCCCTATCCTGTTTGTCCTTAAACGCGGGCCTAGCGATCATCTGATCCCGAAAGTCTTTCTTCATCTGCTCGATATTCTTACGCAGGTCATCGCAGGTGTAATCATCTGCGACAAAACCCTCACCGATAACCATCTTGTATCTTCTAAACCTGCATTTATTCATGCTTTACTTATGCTTGATTCTGGCGTTTAGGGCAATTGGTATCGGCGGTTTGTATGCAGGAACGTAGACGTAAGAGTGACAGTAAGGGCTTTTACCTCGCTTGTATGTAGGGCATGGAGCCTCAATAAAATCACCTTCTACTAAATGAGTACCGACAGTCTCTTCTTTTTCTTGAGTCATGTTATTCCTTGATCATTTCTTTTTCCCGATCTGTCACTTCTTTTGGAAAACACTCAGGGCATAACCACTTTCCGTATAAATATCCGGAACCTTTTTGGGTTTGTTTAGAATACTTCGTATTGCAAAAATAACAATTCATGTTATTCCTTTTTTTATTCAAGTTTATCCTTGTTTTTAGGTGATAGATTCGGTTTTACTCAATGCGTTGAGTAAATTTACTCAATTTTGCAACAAGTTGTTGCGTAATTAGCCAACAGGTGTCTGGCTAATTTGATATCCGTATTGTTGCAGAAACTCTATACACCACGCAATCTTATCTTCGACTCTCTGTCCAGCTGGCTGTGATTTACTCCACAATTCAAGGTTTTCGATGCGGTTGTCGTCACGGATTCCATTCTTGTGATGTACTGTCTCACCTTTACGTAAAGGTCTTCCAATACTATTACTCATGACTAAAACATGTTCTAAAATTTGTCCGCTTGATTTGACGGCGTTTGGATGTCCACTTTTTCTTATTAACCGATATCCATCTTGATTATGCCAACCTAATCCTCGAAGAATAGCATCTTCTGGAAGTCCAAGATTTTTTCTTCTTCTGTCCCTTGCTTGTTTGCATATTTTTTGCATAACTTCAGGATTACTTTGGTAATCTTTTAAGTAACATTTTCTACATAACTTAGCATACCTTGTTCTAAAATTATATTTAAACCCACATATAAGACAATATTTACTAAAATCTTTTTGGTTGTTTTGTTTTAAAAGTTCATTTCGTATTTTTTGCGTGTTTTTTACTGAACAACTTAAACATCTTTTCGATCCTTTTTTCTTAACCCACTTTCCGCAATCCCCACATCTTGCCCCTTTCTTGTATTCGATCATCAAAACAGGCTCCATTGTCATACCTTACCTTGGTGCGAATTGTGAGAATTCATCGTCCTTTTTTATTTTTGACTTACTATAACAGGTTGAAAAAATAGTTTGCCCCATTCCTCTTATGTACTCCTCAAGGATATCCACGAAATCTTTTTCATCATAGGCTATAATTCCATACCCTTTACCATGTTTTACTTCAACATAGCCATCACGTAATTCAAAGACGAAGCATTCATCAAAATTTCTAGAATATATACCCTTCATCATTTTGGCGGCTTGCTTATTGTGAACGGCTCGTTGCTTTTTCAGTCCAGATCTTTCTTCATCTGTAGTTTTTTTGGAACTATTTGGTTTCCATCCGCCTATGATAGCCGTTTTCAGCATTCCTAGAGGATTTTCAATTGTACCTTTTTTCTCATATTGTCGATAGGCTTGGATCGCATTAAGGAGATGTTCAAAAGAAAGAGTGACATATTGCCTTAAATCTTTATCACAAATCCCAAAAGGAGCAAGAAGCGCAAGCTTCTTTTCATGTTCAGGATCAAGAGAAACAACAACAACCTGTTCTGTTTGTTCTTCTTTGTCCTTAGGATCTTCTTTGTAGGTGTGTGGCGACCGGGGC